CTCTAGGAGTAACAAAAATAGCAGCTAATGATTTACGAAAATTGGCGGTGGCACAAGCCATTAAAAGCAGAATTACACATTTAGGCAACCTGGCTATTAAACATAATAAAAAAGCAGTATCTTTAATATGGAGTAAGGCTAAAAATCTGAAGCAAGTTTTTAAATTAGATAAATATAATTTACCTAAAACCAAAGCAAAATTAGAAAGCTTAGGAAAACAACATTTAAATTTAACCAAGTATCAAGAAACGATTAAAGCTAAAACAGCGACCAAGCATAGTGAAGGTGGCGAAGTGGTTATTAGCAAAAATGTAGACAGGAGTTTATTATAATGGCAGACAAATACGAACCTTACGAAAAACCATCGGCAGTTCCGGGAGCCTTGGCTGTTGGAGGAATTGGAGCGTTAGCTTATTTAGCCAGAAAAAGAATACCCGGTCTCAAGATTCTAGAAAAGATTGCAAAACAAAAAACGCCTGTGGTTTCCGAAGCACGGATCACGCCCCAGGTCGTTGATAAAGTAACAGAGGTTACTAAGATTGCTAAAACGCCCACGGCTCAAGCCAAAGAATTAATTGTTCAGTCTCACCCCCAAAGAAAATTTGCCGATATTAAGGGGCAGATGGATTTGGTTGCAACTAAAGCTAAAGCTGCTCCCTTAACTCAGGGTTCGAATCAAGGTCGATTCGGCTCTTCCTTATATGATTTTATTGCTCAGCATCCTGCCTATAAACCATTGGATGCCAAGGTCTGGATTAACGAACTTTCTAATTTTAATCGTTTAGCTAATTTTAAAAGTGGACAAGCAGGATTTCAAAAAGTCAGAATGAATGTTACTAAAGCCGAACTCGACGACGCCAACATTCTTCGATTTGAAGGAGAGAAAGTGGTGGGAGGATTTTTAACCATCGCGCGAGACTCAGGGCTCAAGGTCAGTAAGCTGGATCTTCTTAAAATGATTAATAATTCTCCTGCGGTGAATTTACGGGTAAAACGTTTTGAGTTTGTGACTCCGATGGTGGAAGAATCGCAAATTATAGCTAAGGATCTAGCTCGATATACTAATGATGCAGAAGCCATTGTTAATAACTATAAAGGCACTATTGAATCGGTTGGAGCTGGAAATAAGCTGATTAGTTATGGACAGGATCTTAATGCTGTTAAAAGTGAACTTAGAGAGGTAACGAATAAGATCAATCAATATTATTATAATAAGAACGCTCCGATAGATTCAATGGTCGAAGCAATCAAACCGCTTGATGGTAAGATCAAAAATTTAGAAAATTTAAGTAGGGGGTTGGCTGACGATCATAAAATTCATTTGGATTTTAATAGATTAAGAGAAATCAGAAGTCATCACACTAACCTTTTAAGAAAACTCGGTCGGGAAAAAACAATGGATCAATCTCCACGTTATGGAGACCATGACACTTATAAAGTGTTGGGTGATGAAAAATATATTGAAGATGTGATTTACTATCCAAAAACAATTCCTTATGGACGAAATGTTAAACCAGGTGATCTAGGAGGAGATCACTTTACAACAATTAAAGGAGCATCATTTGATAATCAAGTTTATTTTACACGCTTTGGTCGACGATCTGTTGAGGGGAGTCGGGATAAAGCCTATGTTATTCACGAAGGTCAATCGGATGCTCAGCAAAAAGCATGGGCGAAAGTAGCTGAAGGGTCTAAGAGAACTAATCCTTTTAATACAGAACAAGAGTATGTCCAAGCCAATCATGCTTTAAAAGAATTAATGACGAAAATGGATGTTTATGCTCAAAAAGGTTTTTTAAACCAAAAAGATCTATTTGAATTTAATAAGCTTAGACAAAAATATCATGAATTAAGAGTAAATACACTAAACGCATCTACAATTTTAAAAAAGACGGGTAAGTATAGTGATGATGATGTTCCTTTCTTACCTTTTTTGACAAGAGACATATGGGGAGATCACCTTATTAAACATATGGCCAAAACAGCTGCAGACGATGGCCTACAATGGATTGCCATTAATCCTGTGGAAAGACTCCATGCGTTAAAGAGAGCAGATTCTACTGGAAGGGCAACCGTAGGCAAACTGGGAGATTGGGAATTTTATGGAACTGCGAAAGGTACCGCAGGTATGAGAGGAGTCAAAGCTTATTCTGATGCGCAGAAGAAAGCGGTTTTAACTAATCCTAAAATGACAGCAGTATTGCCCGAACGAATGAAAAAGCTAGCGCTTCAGTATGATTCAATAGCTCAACCAATTAAAGTGGCTAAATCCGATCCAGATAAGCCTTATAAAATTCTTAAGAAATTTGAATTTGGTACAGATTCACCAGCGCGGGTTTTAAAATATACGAGAGCCCCTAGCGAACATGAAATGGCTTTTAAATCAAGACTAGATGCTGCAGAGTACATAGCAGGCAGAGAGAAAACTTTCATTAAAATGGAAGCTAATGACCCCCGTCTTTACTATGAAGCATTCGGCTTGAAAATTACCCCTCAAATGTTACAACAACCCTTTAAGCTTTATAAAAAAGAAGGTGGTCTAGTAGTTAATATGTTTAAGTGGTAATATAATAACAATTAAGGAGATATATATATCATGGCAAAGAAAAAACTAAAAAAAGCTATCTTAGCTGGTTTAACAGCGTATGCTGGAGCTAAGATGTTAGGCGAAAAGCAAAAATCCGATTGGATTACAAAAAATAACGCAGCCGTTATGAGTAAAAGAGAGGGAAAGCCTCATCTTGACAGATTCCTTGACGATCCACTTACTGGAGATGGTAAAGGAATGGAAAGCGTTTACAAACCTAAACACTTTAAAAAACCAGAAAAGAAATCGTGGTTACCCGACTGGTTACCCAAGTGGAAGTGGGATGGAAGCGGAATTGGATTTAGATCCAAGGGTGGCAGCGCTAAAGGTTATAGCGGTGGCGGAGCTATCAATACTAGACTAAACGGCAAAGTAAAATTTAGAACTTACTAAGTAGTAAAACATGGCTGATGTTGAAAAACAGAATCAAGTTCTGGAAGAAGAAGGTCCAGCGACTGAGGAACAAGTTGCGGTCGAAGTTGAAAGACCTAGTGAAGAAGCTGTCAATGAAGCGTCTGAAGAAGGCACTCCTGAAGAGGAGTTCCACGCTAATTTGGCCGAGGATCTAGACGAACGCGTTCTTCAACGGATGGCGTCAAAATTAGTTGACGAATACCGAAGAGATAAAATTTCAAGAAAAGATTGGGAAACGGGTTATACTCAAGGTTTAGATCTTTTAGGATTTAAGCACACAGAGATGACCCGTCCCTTTCGAGGAGCCTCTAATGTTACCCACCCTTTATTAGCAGAAGCCGTTACACAATTTCAAGCACAAGCGTATAAAGAACTTCTTCCTTCCGACGGACCCGTTCGTTGTAAAGTACTTGGAGACGAGGATCAAGAAAAACAACAACAAGCGGATCGGGTTCAAGATTTCATGAACTATATGCTTATGGAGAAAATGGAAGAATATACTCCAGAAATGGATCAGCTTTTATTCTACCTTCCCCTAGCTGGATCAGCTTTTAAAAAAGTTTATTATGATGCTATTATGGAACGGGCAGTTTCTAAATTCGTTCCTGCGGAAGATTTAGTCGTTCCTTACTATGCAACCGATTTAATGGACTGTGAACGTATTACTCATAAAATTTCAATGAGTGAAAACGAGGTTCTTAAAAAACAAAAAACAGGTTTTTATCGAGACCTAGAATTAAAACCTGTAAACACAGGACAAAGCGATATTAAGAAAAAATATGAACAACTGGAAGGAATTGTTCCAACAGCAGATCGTCAAACCAATTTTAATATTTTAGAAATGCATGTGGATTTGAATATTGAAGAATTCACAATGGAAAACCCACCGAAAGAAGTTAAAATTCCTTATATTGTAACGATCGACGAAGGCTCAAGTGAAATATTATCCATTTATCGTAATTATGAACCTGAGGATCCTACCCACAGACGAAAAGAATATTTTATTCATTACAAATTTTTACCAGGCTTAGGTTTTTATGGTTTTGGCTTAATTCACATGATTGGTGGATTATCTAGGACTGCAACAACGGCTTTAAGACAACTTTTAGACGCTGGAACCCTTAGTAATTTACCAGCGGGTTTTAAATCTCGAGGAATTCGAATTAGAGATGATGATCAACCTTTTCAACCGGGAGAATTTAGAGATGTAGACGCTCCTGGAGGTAATATTAAAGATCAATTCCAAATGTTACCGTTTAAAGAACCTTCCGTAACACTATTTAACTTAATGGGCTTCGTTGTAACAGCGGGACAACGATTTGCATCGATCACGGACATGGCGACAGGTACCGATGTTCAAAATAGAGCGGTTGGAACGACGGTTGCGCTCTTAGAGCGTGGTTCGAGAGTCATGACTGCTATTCACAAGCGTTGTTATTACGCAATGCGTAACGAATTTAGACTTATTTCAAAAGTTTTTGCCACCTTTTTACCACCTATTTATCCCTATGCGGTTTATGGAGCGGATCGAATGGTCAAATCAAAAGATTTTGATGGTCGAGTAGACGTGATTCCAGTTGCAGACCCTAATATTTACAGTTTAAGTCAAAGAGTAACTTTAGCCAGCGAAAATTTGAAAATTGCGATGTCTAATCCCAATATGCACAACCTTCGGGAAGCTTACAGACGCGTTTATGACGCTCTCGGCACACGAGACATCGATAAAGTTTTAAAACCGGAACCTCCGATTGTTCCTAAGGATCCAGCGATTGAAAATATGGAAGCATTACAGATGAAACTTCCCAAAGCGTTTCCAGAACAAGATCATCAAGCTCATATAGCATCGCATACCACATTTATGGCTACTAGAATGGTACAAGTTAACCCAATGGTGTATGCTTTACTTCAAGGACACGTTTCAGAACATGTAAGTTTGCAGGCTCAAGGAGAAGTAGGAGCTATGATTCAAAATAGTCCTGAAATGCAACAAATGTTGGCTGAAGATCCTGAAGGAGCAGAAATTAAAGTTGCTGGAATGATTGCACAACGATGTGCAGAACTTACAGCAGAATTAGTTCAAAAAGAACAAATGGGCAAACAAAAAGACCCATTAGTTGCTTTAAAAGAAAGAGAATTAGATTTAAAAGCAATGGATATGCAAAGAAAAGCAAAAGAAAGTTTCGAAGACATGGAAATGAAAGATTCTCAGTTTGAAGAAAAAACAGATATTGATAAAATGAAATTAGAAGAGGATGAAGACCAAGCAAAAGAAAGAATTAGAATTGCAGATGAAAAAATTGATCAAACAGCAGTACTCGCTAGAGAAAAAATGGATCTAACTCGAGATATCGCTGGTGCAAAACTTCAAGTAGAAAGAATGAAAAAAGCAGCCGAAAATAAAAGAACTAAAGCAATGAGGAAAAAATGAAACAATCAAAATTAATTACTGTTCCTATTAAAGCACAATCTTCTAAAAAGCATCCAGTAGTTCATCTTGCTTACATTACAGATAAAGAACAAGATTTATTAATTAAAAAAGATTTATACGGTTCTTTAAAAGGAAAACCTAATAGAGGACCAGGAGGATTACCAAGTCTTGAAGGAGATTTTGGTCCTGGAGGTAAAGGAGACTATGAGCCAGCAGGACCAGATGTATCAAGTCATACAGCTACAGGTGAAGGTGGTCAAACGTATGCACCGACTCCAACAACATCCTCACATCATCCAGGTGATGGAGATAAAAAAGTATCTTCATCTTATATTACCAAAAAAAACACTAGTTCTGTAAGAAAAAACTCAAACCTACTTAGTGCCGCAGCAAGCTATATTGGTAAAAAATTATTCAGTCCAAAGCTAAAAAAACCAATAGAGGAGAGAGCTCGAATACCCGATATGATGGATATGCGAAAAAGAAGAACAGTTGATATTTATCATGATCCAGGAGGCACG